AATCTGGCGGTATGGCTAAGAAGAAGTCTGTCATTAAAAAGCGTGGCGGTGGCATGATGAAAAAGCGTGGCGGCGGTATGGCAAACAAGAAAAAGTAATTTAGTATGGCTACTTCAGGAACAACAGATTTTAATCTTAACATTGATGAGGTTATCGAGGAGTCGTTTGAGCGAATCGGTAAACAAGTTAGAACAGGTTATGATTTAAAATCAGCTAGGAGAAGTTTGAATCTTCTATTATCCGAATGGGGTAATCGAGGAGTTCATCTTTGGAAGGTGACTAATTATACTCAAAACCTAGTAGCCAATACTACGACTTACACTGCTCCGGCAGATTGTAGTGATGTCTTAGAAGCAGTCTTTCGAAATGGTAGTACCGATACTACCTTAAACAAAATTTCAAGATCAGAGTATCAAGCGATACCAAATAAAAGTTCGACAGGAACACCTTCTCAATATTATGTGAGAAGAAATCTATCGAATGTAGAAATTAGTTTGTATCAAACACCTGGTGTAACCGATACTCAGATTAATTATTATTATGTGGCCAGGATTGAAGATGCGGGAGCATATACTAATACACCCGACGCACCTTACAGATTTTTACCTTGTATGGTTTCTGGTTTATCTTTTTATTTGGCACAGAAACACAATCCAGGAAGAGTACAAGAAATGAAATTGTATTACGAAGATGAATTACAAAGAGCATTGACCGAGGACGGTCAGCGAACTTCCGTGCATCTTGTACCTCAAAACTATTTTAGGAATTAACTATGGCATTTGCATCGGGTAAATATTCACAAGCCATTTGTGATCGATGTGGCTATCAGTATCCTTATTTAGAACTGCGAAAAGAATGGAACGGACTCTTTACTTGCCCTGAATGTTTTGAGCCGAAACATCCTCAACTCGATCCTCCTTATCACGCAGCGGATCCCGAAGCATTAAAAAATGCTAGACCGGATAGACAAGAACCTCTAATAGTTCCAGTCGGAAATCCCAACCAAAGTTTATTTACAAGCAATGGAATGCAACCCTCTCAAGTAAATGGTGACTTGATAATGAAAACGAGAGTTGGTAGAGTGACCGTGGAGATATCATGAATTATTCTGAATTATTAACCAATGTAAGAAATTACACGGAAGTCGATAGCAATGTTTTATCGAATTCTGTGATTAATGTTTTCATTACGAATGTAGAAAATAAAATTGACAGAGAAGTAGATTCTGACGCTCAAAGAAGATACGCAACAACCAGTCTTACTACAGATAATGCTTTTGTTGAAGTTGCTTCTTTAGGTTTAGGAGGATTTCGTTTTGCTAGAGCAGCCCAACTTGTGAAAGATAATGGCGATAGAGTTTGGCTTGAGCAAAGAGATACAACCTTTATTGATGAATATTCTTTGACTAGAAGTGATCCAACTAGCTCCACCAATGGAGAACCTAAATATTGGGCAAATTGGGACAGTAGTTACTTGATATTAGCTCCTACACCAGATCAAGCCTACACTTTAGAACTTTGGTATAACGAGCAACCAGAGAGATTAGGGGACGGCACTGGAGGAACAAGCACTACTACTTTTATATCTAACAATGCTCCAGAGGTTCTCTTATATGGCGTTCTTGGTGAAACTTTTTCTTACTTGAAAAATACACAAGATATGCAATTATACGAGCAGAAGTTCCAACAGGCTCTACAGCTTTATGCTCAAGAGCAGATGGGACGTAAACGTAGGGACGAGTATTCCGATGGTGTATTACGACTCCCTCTAAGATCAGTAGACCCAGGAGGTAGTTAAAAATGGCAATTAACCAAGCAGTTTGTGCAACATTCAAACAGCAGTTGTTAGATGGCGACCATGATATCAGTTCAGATACTGTGAATCTCGCTCTCTATACAGCTTCTGCTACTTTAGATGCAAACACATCAGCCTATTCAGTGACTAATGAAGTCGGTGACTCAGGCACATACGCAGCAGGCGGTGGCACTTTACAAAACGCTAACGTCAGCTTAACCAAAACTAACGCAACAGCATCTACAGCTTTTGTAGACTTTGATGATTTATCATTTACAAGTGCAACAATCTCAGCTCAAGCAGCTTTGATTTATAACACTTCATCAGCGAATACAAATGCAGCAATTGCAGTGTTAGACTTTGGTGGTGTGAAGACATCTACAAACGGAACTTTTACAATTCAGTTCCCAGCAAACGACGCTACAAACGCAATTCTAAGAATTAGCTAAGGCATTTCGTTTACAAACAAGCTAGTTGCTTGTAGTATAAGATATGTCTTACGCTAGTTCACCTATCGCAGCTTCTGCTTTTTCTGATGAATCAGAAGTAAATTCTCAGGTTATCCTGACAGGGATAGGTGTATCTTTTTCATCTGGAAATGAATCAGTTACAGGTGATGCAATATTTCTTACAACAGGTGTTGAAGCGTCAACTAATGTAGGACAGGCAACTGCTTTTGCTGAATTCATAGCAGAGGTTACAGGTTCAGAACTTAGCACTAATTTAGGCACTGAGTCTGTAACGGGTGGAGCCACTCAAGTTCCGACAGGAGAAGAACTTTCAACCTTTACAGGATCTGTTTCACTGCAAACAGATCAAGTTATTACTCCAACAAGTTTATTAGTACAATTTACTGAAGGCACAATTGATCGTGCTATAGAACAATCTTTCCAACCAGGCAATACTTTCGCAGGTGCACCATTTGCTTCTGATGAAGTAATTAGTTCCGAGGCCCTTGTTACCGGACTCAATGCAACAAGCACCACAGGTACTATTGGTGTTGCTACAGATCAAATTATCGATGTTACAGGAATACAAGCAGACATAGTATTAGGTACGGCTGAAGCAAAAGGTATTGCTGTTGCAGCAGTGACAGGCGAACAAATTGATACTCAATCAGGAACATTAACAACTCAAACTGATAACTTTATCGATGTTACAGGATTACAAATTGATACTAACCTTAACAGTGTAGGTATCGCTGCAGGTGGAAATATTACAGTTATTGCTCCTGCTGATCAAATTGAAGCAGAATTAGGTGACTCTGTTATCGCTGCAAGTGCCTTGGTTCTACCAACAGGGGTAGAAGCTACCTTCTCTCCAGGAACAGCCATAATTGCAGGTGATGCAAATATCTCATTAACAGGAGTTGAAGCAGAAACATTCACAGGAACAGCAAACGCACCTGCTGCTGCTATTTTAACAGGGGTAGAAGCTTCTACGGAACTAGGTACTTCTACAGTCGCTGCAAGTGCTCTGGTCGAACCGACAGGAGAAGAAGTTTCTACAAATACAGGAGATATTACTATAAATGGTGATGCTTCTGTTTCTCTAACAGGTTTAGGTTTAGTCTTTGCAGATGGTACACCAACTGTAACCGCAGATGCTATTGTAACACCGACAGGATTGCAAATTTCATTTAGTTATGGTACAGTAGATGTCGTTGGTGACGCTAATGTATTAGTCACTGGACAATTAATAAGTTTCGCACTTGGAAAAGAAACAATAACAGGAGCTTGGGAACCAGTTAACCCTGACGTAACAAATTCGTGGACAGGAGTTGCCGCATGAGGTATAAAAAAGCATGGCATTCGCAGTAGCAGATAGAGTCAAAGAGACTTCAACAACAACAGGTACAGGCACGCTTAATTTAGGTGGAGCTGAACCAGGATATCAAACATTTGTAGCAGGCGTAGGTACAGGAAACACTACTTATTACGCTATTGTCAATCGTGCTACTTCCGAATTTGAAGTAGGTATTGGTACAGTTACGGATGCAGCTCCAGACACTCTTTCTCGTGATACTATTATTTCTTCATCTAACAGTGATTTAGCTGTTAATTTTTCCGCAGGTACAAAAGACGTTATTTGTACACTGCCTTCTGAAAAATCTTATGTTTTAGATGATGCAGGTGACACAACAATTTCAGCAGACTTATCTGTAACTTCTATCAGTGGTTCAGGTGCAGGCCTTACAGGTTTAAATGCTTCTAATCTAGCAAGCGGTACATTACCTGATGCAAGATTTCCTGCAACACTCCCTAGTTCTAGTGGAGCTAACTTAACAAATTTAAATGCTTCCAATGTTTCTTCTGGCACACTAGCTGACGCAAGACTAACAGCAAATGTCACATTAAACAATGCTTCCACAATTTCTACAGGAACTTTATCAAACGATCGATTAGATACCGTACCTACAACTAAAGGTGGTACTGGGCTGACTACAATTGGATCTGCAAATCAA